GGCCTGAAACTACTATTATCGATCTCGTTTATGACACGATCCAATTTCTGTACGCTTACATTAGCATCACTAGCCTGTTGATAAAATTTGTTTCTCGATTCTGCACTACCTTTCCCAGCTTCTTTTGCAGCGGCTTCTCTTGCTGCAATCATTGGGTCTTTTTCAGCAATAGTTTGAGCCAGTTTTACCTCACCAGCTACTTCTGCCTTTGATTTTGGAAGAACTGGACTGCTAATTACCGGAATGTCCTTCATCTTCATAGCCGCCTCAGTATCACCACGGCTCATTGCATCGTTAATCATGGCGTCTTTTTGCTCTTTAGTGACTTTCAAATTTTCACTTATCGCAGTCATTGGAGACAGGGCTATATTCTGTCCGCCAGATTGTGGCTGAGGAACTCCGCCAGATATTGTCTGATTCCATGTATCTGTAAGCCGCTGAACTTGTTGCTCAGCAAAGTCAAGCAATTCCTGCCCCCTAAGTCCAGCATTGAATCCTATTTTTATAGCGTCATTTCTTGCAATAGCCTGTTTTGCTGGTAATTGAGACAATGGATTTACCCATTCCCGTGGCATTTCATAGTATTTAGCCCGTGCCTGTTTTTCTTGAATCTCTGCAATATCCATTTCACGTTTCTGCGCCAGCATGATGAGTTTCATTGCCGTAGCTTGGTCGCCAGCAGAGGCGAATTGCGCTGCTTTAGCTTTCAATCCATCAGGCGTGGATATATCAACATCGCCAGCATTCATTATCTGCTGTTGCTGACGAGCCAACTCAACATCAGGATTTCTAAATCCGATAGCATCCGCTGCGGCTCCGCCAAGCATGCCGCCACCTTGATAAAGCATCTGTGCGGCACGTTGCTCAGGATTTAGCTGTGCGAAATTTGCAGCATTCCCACGCAACGCATTGAATTGCTGCTGCTGAACCTGATACGGATTCAGCCCGAATAGCCCAGATACAACAGATTCATTCGCCATGTCACGTACCCCACTGATAATTGCTCAGCAAATCGGATATCCCGGCCAAAATGCTCGATGATGGGCTATAGGAATCTGCCCGCTGCCTGTTCGCAATCGAATTAAGCATCCCAGCCTGTAGCAACTGACCAGAATTCGCACCGGAAGATGCCCCTTTCGAGCCAAGATTGATGCCAATATCTAGCGGCTGTTGCCCAAGTCCTTCGAGGTAGCCTGCGCCACCAAGCGCAGTTTGATACGGGGTATAGGCCGCAGACTGCGTATCGAACATTCCACGCAGCAGACCACCACCCTGACCAACCATATCTCCACCAAATTTCGCGTAGTCCATCCCGCCTTGCGTAGCTTGTGCTGCCAGGCCCAAGTCCTGCTGCATTAGCGCATTGTAGTATGCGGCCAATTCAGGATTCGCCGCCATCTGTCCAGCATCGCCACCAACAGCAAGCCCCATCCGGCCTTGAGCGTTCAGGCGCGAGTTAATGTTCGCCAATTGCGCTGCCCTTGGCGCAGCAAGCAATGCCTGCTGTTCAGCCATGTACTTTGCCGCTTGTTGCTGCGGCGTAGTTTGCAGATAACTATTCCCCAATCCCATCATTGAGCTTGCCGCAGTCTGCATTGGCGCGGTTGCGCCGACCGTGCCCTGATACTGGTCAAGCAAGCCATTGCTCATGCCAAGTAGCTTATCTTGCTGTGCCTGTAGTTGCGGGCTTATTCCATAGGCTGCACTTGCAAGGTTCCCATTCGCATCATAGCCAAATTGCGATGACCCGAACTTCGTTGTTATGCCAATAGGCCGGAATTTCGCGGCATTTGCAGCGGCTTGCGCTATCGCTGCTTGCTGATTCGCGGCAGATGTATTTGCATTCTTATTGGCATTGCCTTGAATCAGCCCGCCGCCAGTGCTTAATAAACCACCAAGAATACCTCCGGCATTATTAGCAACAGAGTTTAGTGCGGTGTCCCACCAATTCCCTGTTGATGCTGGGGCAGCCCAGTTTTGATTGACAACAGAATCTCCGTACTGCGGTGAATACATCCAGCTATAGTCATTTATTCCCTGTATCGGCGCAGTCGTGAAGTCCTGATATGGCGCAACTGTATCCCACCAGTTACCAGAGGATGATGTTAGATTGGGGTCGAGATACGATGGCGTATCAGTTATGTAGGAATCCCACCAGTCAGCCATGATTAGCCCCTTCCTCGCTGTTGTATCATTTGCTTTGCTTGCTGCTCACTATACCCTTTTTTGCCAAGTGCGACCATTGCCTGACTAACCCATGCTGGTGGCTTGTTTTGCACAGGCTGTCGCGGAACATATCTTTGACTATTATTCCCTGCGGACATCATAATACTATTCAGCATGCCTGGTGACTGCCTGATAAGGCTTTGCAATGCCTTGTTATCTACATTCGATGCCAAATTCTGCGATAACCCACCAATCCCGCCTAATATTGCCGCCTGCCCTAAATCTCCGCCTCTAACTGCTGTGCTTGCTAACGAGCCAGATATGCTTTTCAGCCACGGATTATCGAAATTGCTTGCTGCGGATGTTCCAGCCAAACTAGCCAAGCCGCTAGTCAACGCTTGCGATGGAGATGCACCACTCAGCATTCCTATGCTAGTCTTACCGACAGTTGATGCTAATTGCGCTGGTGATATGCCTGCGAATCCACTTGCAGGATTAGTCGAGAAATTACTACCAACATAATTCCCAACACCAGCACCTAGACCACCTAAAGCAGCGCCTTTCAGCACATTCCCCCCAGTAAGTGCAGCAGTCCCGCCGCCAATAATTGCGCCAGCGCCAGCAGCGCCTAACAATCCGCCACCCAATGCAGAACCAAGTCCGGGGAGTAGCATGTTTCCGCCGATGCCAAGCGCAAGACTGCCAATGCCTCCTAACCCTAATCCATTATCTCCATTATGGTTCCATCCTGAATCTGCAACGCTAGAAAGTGACTCTACGGGGACATAATATAGTCCCCCAGTAGGCATGGATGTTAGCGGTTTCCCTGTTCTATCCCGTACCCCTGGTATGCTGGCAATACTATTTAACCGATTTTGTGCGTTCGGCCAAAAGGCATCAGGCGGTGGTGCATTTACTGGCTTATAAGCCCCTGGTGGCTGCGGATAGTTGAAGAGATCCCCACCAAATCCTCCTATTGGCCATGATGTAACTCCATGATAGTTTGCGTATGGTGAATCCCAAGGCCGCATCAACTCACGCTCATACACCTTCATTAATGATGGGTTGTAGGTAATAGCGCGCTTCGGAATGCTATCCGCAGGAAGGTTATCGAACCACGAAATCATCGCGGGATCGCTGGTTAAGTCCTTTCCTGTAATAGCCATATCAAACCTCGAACTCTGCGAACAGATTAAATCTCGTAAATCTTCTCTACTGAATGCTCTTTTGGCGGCCTACCACGCGGCCTTACTGCATCTTTAATTGTATCCATCACATTAACAACAACTGGCGCTTCCTTCGTGATACTAACTTCATCCTTCACTTCTTCGTAGTGGTCTTCCTTACGCATGGATTCAATGTCATCAATACTGCTGAATGACACGGTGTTTCCTGATTGCTTGCATCTGAATGTAACTTTCATTTTAGCTCCCAATAAAAATGGTGATGGCGACTCCACCCGTAAGCAGATTCACCATCACCATGCGTTCCAATTAAGCAGGAACGATCAGTGCAACACCTGCGTTATCCCGCAATTCTGCTGTACCAAAAATACAGTCAGATGTAACGAGGTACCCAAGGTATTCCTGTTTGTACTGTTGCTGAGTGCGAATGGTTTGCGCTTCCGCAAGAACCATCGAGTCAGGATGGAACAACAGGCAGGCACGATATTTTGTGTCTGTCGGACTGCTGGTATTCCAGTCAACAGTCAGGCCAAAATCATCCACAAATGATGCGCCAGTAGGCGCAGCAGACGGGATAACCGTGTCATCACCGATAATCCGAACAGATTGCGTTCCAGTCACGCTATTTACGTGAATCCACGGACAAACACTTGACCCATAGACCTCGACGCCATACAGATTGCCGACGCGACCAGTGCGGATAGTATTGGCATTACCAACATCACCGACAAATGCCTGCTCTGTGAATCGCGAAATACCACGCAAGGTTTTCATTACAGTTGGCGGCACTACCAGAGCACATTCTGCCGAATTGACATCCGCATCTTCGAGTAGCTGGATTGCGGCCCGAAGCCCAGCATCAGTCAGCGCAGAGCCATTTCCGGTATTGGTGTTAGCAGAGCCAGAGAAATTGGTCACGCCATCGCCACCGATAACGCCTTTCTCATACAACGATGTTGCACCGGAAATAACCCCACCCTGAAACCCTGCACCAATTTTATGCAATTCAGCATCAATCCGCTTTGCCAAGGCATAACCCGCATCCTTGGTATAAAAACGGCGCATGCCATTCAGCGCAAGCATGCTAGCAATATCCTCATACAGCTTGGAATACTCGTAATGCTTGTTGATAGTAATGAGGATTTCACCGGCAGTATCCGCAATCAAATTGACCTGCGTATTGACTACCTTTGCGCTTGCACTCCCACGACCAGGTTTCGGTCTGTGGATGGTGTCGCCTTTGTTTTTCTCATGCTGGAAAACTTCGACCAGATTCCGCATGACGGTTTTTGCCATATATGTTGCAACGGCCTCGTCCTGCCAAATCTCGCCAATCCACTTATCTGCTACAACTACACCAGTTTGGTTAGTTCCTAATCCCATGATAAATCTCCTTAAAGGTCATCGCACTCGACCTTCGGCGTATGCGCGCATGATTTCATCTTGCATCGCATCATATTTACGCCTATCGGTCGTCATTAACTTCATAATGTCAGTGCGCCGAAAGATTTTTCTTGAGGCCTCACCAGACCCACCAGAATCAACACCAGCAGAATTCATTGCCCTGCCCCTTGCCTGCTTCTCAGCATCAGAAATTTGGCTATTTGCCTGGCTAATTTTCGCTGACTTCAATTCCTTGTAAGTCGAAAACAATTCGTCAGCAGCATCAATGTCGTATTTATCAGCACGTTGCAACAACTCCTGCCTGACCCTGCTCTTGCCAACCCATGCAGAAAAATCCGCATCTTGGATCAACTGGAAAGCATCAGGGTGCTTGCTCAGTAATTGCTGCTGCGCCAAAACCTTACGCGCCTGATCAGCCTGCATTGCTGCTGATTGAACAAGCGGATTCTGCTCTATTGCCCTACGAACTGCTTCCTTCGGATTCTCAAAAATATCAATCTCATCACTGACTGCTTGTTCTGCTGGCTTATGCATTTGTGACTTGATTAGCTCATCAGCAAGTCTCCGAACCTCTCCAAGCTCATTGGCCTGTTTGCCCATTTGAGTCCTGTAGAAAAGTGCTTCTTTCGCAATTTGCGCTGGCGTTTTCCCCTTGAACTCATCAGGTAAAACATCATCAAGAACACTTTTTGATTCTTTTGATTCCTTGGAATCTTTAGAACCGACGGATTCATCACTTGCTGCGCCTTCCTGTCCCTTTATTGCATCGGATACAGTATCAAGCTCACCTAAATCGGAAAATTTCTCTTCCTGTTGCAATTCGCCTTCATTCATTTCAGTCTCCTTGGTCACACCCTGAATTAGGTGCTATAAACTTCAAATTAACACAGTTTTTTCATATATGCAAGTAAGTGCTAACTTTTATAAAAAATAAAAAAAGTGAGCACTAACTTCAATGCCATTGCTTCAAGCCTTGCCCTCTGCCCTGTTCTTCAAAACAAGTTGCTTTCTTCGTTCTTCACGGACGCTTGCCCATCGTGACCATGCACCGGGGAATGCCGGATCAGTGCCATCCAGCTTGATAGTCCCCATACCAAGTGTCTTTTTTGCAGGCAATC